GTTGATAAATCACCGCCACCAGTCAACCCCGAGCCGCCAGCAATAGATATAGCCGTTGAGGCTTTCCCAGCAAGGGAAGTCACAAGGCTAGTGACCTGCGCCATCGTAATGGTGACCGCGTCCGTTCCGCCCGCCGTGTGCGTGCTGGCATGGAGCGGAGGGGTAACGGCGGCCACAAGCCGCGAATCGGTCGCCCGAACCGCCTGCGAAGATGTCCCCGACCCGTTTGGGGCGAAGTCCACGGCTATCGTGCCAACCCCCGTAATCGTGCCGCCAGTCAACCCCGTCCCGGCGGTAATAGCCGAGACTGCTCCCGCGTTGATATCCACGCCTGAGGTGGTGATGTTGAGCGTTACGTCTGACATCAGACCGCCCCCGCATAGGTGTTGACTTGAGCAGCGCCGAGCGAGATAAGCCGCTTGGTGACGCTAGAAGGGAAGAAGATGTCAAGGTCGTACCGGGCGCTGCCAAGAGGCATAAGCGCCGTAACAGACGCGGGAACCTTGATGGTCGCCACGGTCATGGCTACATTGAGGGTGATTTTGGGGCTTGCGCCAATACTAGAGGCAACCAAGAACGCTGCCGTATTGGGCTGGGAGACGGTCAAGCGCCATTCTGTAGCCGTGTTGAGCGCGGGGTAGGTTGACGGCCATACGCCAACCGTGACAATGTCTTGAAACTCTGCACCCTGCGCGAAGATGACATTCCACTTTTCCATGCTGGCTCCTATTGCTGTTCGGTGCAAGTTACCTTAACGGCGTTCGGCATTGAGAACCAATACTGCGGTTCGTAAGGAGGAGTTGGCATTCCTTGATCCGTGTGCGTTGGGAACTGTTCAACCATATGAACGATGGTGTCGTTGCAGATCGGGAGCGCCTCAACGGTCGCGTTCAGGTAGTGCGACTGAAGCACCCCCGGCGCAATGCGGGTCGGGCTGGTGTTCCCGTTCTCGGCCATGTTGCGGGCAACGATTGCGCCCGCTGCCGTGCGGGCGTATGCCCCAATGGAGACGCTTGGAGTAGCGCCAACGGTCGGGTTCGGTTCGACTTCGACAAACGAATACGCCCAGCGCCAGTTTCCGTAGGACTCGTTACCCGTGATCTTTGCCGGGAAGGAGCGGCACATGGGCGGCGGTACGTCAATGATGGTTGCCCCAACGCAGTTTCGGTACGCCTGCGCGTTGCCCTTGGCGGTGACGATATCCCTCGGATCGTTCCAGCTCGTCCCCTGCAACCCGAAACGCCAGTCTGTCTCGTCCGCCGAGGAGATGGTGTAGGGCGACCACTCCCCATCAATGACCGCGAGGCGGTAGGAGACGTTCCCGAGCTGCCCGATGGTGACCGTTGTTGACGTGTACCACGGAATCCACCCAGCCCAGACCGTCCGCCCAAAGGGGATGTTTGAGTTCCGAGAGGCGTAGTCGTTCTCTATTTTGGCAAATAGTGGGTTTGGATCCCAGCCGGGTGCAGTTAATAAGAACAACCCAGCACTATCTTGAACGGTAATCGACGCGTCTGTGATGTAAGCCGAGCCGATGTTGTTCGGGGCGCGAGAGAATGTAGCCGCCGTTTGCCACGGGAATATTTGACCTGTTGTAAAACTTTGCGAACCAGCGGGGACGTTGGCTAGCGTGCAATTATTGTAATAGGTCTGACCTTCAACCCTACGCATAGGCAACACGGTGGTGCAATTAAGCGGGACTCGTGCTTGATACCCCGTCTGGTTGTACAGGGAAACCAGCACGTTGCTGCTCGTGGATGCGCCGTTAACGGGCTGCATACCTCCACGCATGGCGGTCTGGTAGAGCTGCATCCGGGTGTTGTATTGCGCCTTCAGGTTCGACCGCGAAATGAATCGAGTCACCGACCCGTCGCTGATGATGATCTGCTGATTGGCTACCGCGACAGCATCAAGCACCATAGCAAGGCTGACGTTCGGAGAGCCGTAAAGGTCACTCAGCCGCCTCATGTACTCCGGGCTTTGCACCGTAAACCCAGTTGGGGCGGTCAGGTTGACGTAGCTTACCGCCAAGCTGATTTGTGCAAGGAGTTCGGTGTAAGTCGTAATCGCGGGAGCGGCAGTCGCGCTATTGACTTGCCAGCGACCATCGGACGACCACGTTGGGGCAATGGTAATAGTTTCAAGGCCACTAGTTAGCGAAGCCGCCGATGAGAACTGCCAGTACCAACGCTCGTCAACCAGTTCCACCAACACCGCGCCGCCCTGCTGCGTCCAAAAGAACGGCTGCGGGGGTCGGGCGTACAGGTTGTCAATGACAATCGACGAGCCGCTTGAATCCTCAAGGGTCAGGGAGACGGTGGTGACCGCAAACAGCGCCGCCACCTGAGTCGATGCAATCAGGAAGCTGGCGCGGGTGTGTTGCGTCATCCCGACCGGGACATCAACCGAGAACAGGTCAGCCTCTGGTATGCCGATTTGTCGCGCCGTGTCCTGCATGACAGCGTCAGGCAAGAGGACGGGGATGATCGTCTGCCCTGCGGTGATGTACGCTTGTACGCCCATTACGCGTAGTCCTGTGCCGTACCGACTTGATAAGCCTGCCCATTGCTACCAAGCGCCAGCACGGAGCTTGCTTCGATTTGGTTATTCGCGTCGTACCCAAGAGCAAGCGGAGCGGCAACGCTGGGGCTTGAGCCTGAAGGCCACCATTGTCGGCGACCGCCCACGGTTGAATACCCATTGCTTGTTGACCCGCCGCCGTCATACGAGCGAAGCGTGCGCGTGTAGACCCCGATGAATGTGCGCTGCCCTGCCGGATCGACGTTTCCATGATTGACCTTCCAGTCGTCATGGATGACCATAAAACCAGCGGGGATGGGCCGGAATGTTCGGACGGGTGGGATGTTGACGCGAGAGACTACGGTCGTCTCTTCTAGCGTAACTGATGCCTTGCCTGTTTGAAACACGAAATCCGACCCCTCGGTGTAAAGCGTTTGCAGTCGGTGCATCCGCGTCTGGGTGCTGACGTTCGTAGTCGTCTTCGACTGCTCTACGGATGTCGTTTGCCCGTCGCCATTAAACTGTGCAAGCGGCTGATCGGTACTAAACACGCCGACATTGATAACGGCGTTGATGGTGTCAAATTGAGTCGCCGGAACCTCAATACTGATGGTTGGGGTTCCCGGGCTGCAATATTCGTTGATGACCGCAATACATGACGCAACCGCTATGGTCTGGGTGGTCTGTGTCTTGGCGCTTGTTTCATTACCGACCCAATGCGGGACACCAGCAACGCCGTTGTAGGGGCTATACGGGTCAGGAAGGGCTGGGCAAGAGCGACCAACGGCAAAAAACTTACCAACAATTTGAGCAAGCGGAACGGCGTAAGACGAAACGCCAGCCGCGTCCGTAGCAATCGCCGGGGAAAGCGCGTCCATCTCAAATCGGATCTTTGCCTTCTTGAGCATATCCTGCTCGGTCACCACTATCCGCATGATCTTGCAGCGAGCAAAGATGATGCGCGACTGAGCAAGAACAACGGCCGCCCAAATCAGACTCCGGACATCGCCGTTGACTGCACCTTCTAGATCACATGAGAAACGCAGTTGTCCCCATGCCAACATATTTGCATTGCGCTCGTAGGTGAATTCAGCCGAACCGGAGAACGCGGCATCGGGTAAAGCCGTCCGAGCCTGCGAATCGGTGATCTCGTAAATGAGCGAATTGCCCGCCTCGTTGTAGGCGTAGGTCTGAGACTCGCGCCGCCAATTACCTACGCCCGGGGCAACTGGAAGAATCGCTCGGCGAAAGAGATCCGCGTAGGGTGCTTTCCCGGTTACGGCTCCTGATGTTCCACTCGCGGCGGCTGTAGCGGTTGTCCCGGTTGCTGCAAGATCAACGACCAATACGCCCGACACCGTGCGCGTGATATGACCACCCGCATCAAGAGCGAAGCGAGATGTCCAGCGGTGCGAAAGAATCGGGTACGGGCTTGGGTCTTGTGAGTTTCCGTCTAGTGCCAACGCCGCCGAAATCGTGAAATTGACAATACAAGCGCGGCGGCCATTGATTTCCGTCACCGCAAGCGACATTAGCGGCCCGCGCATGGTGTCGGGGTGGCTGATATTGAGAAGGTCTTCCGTACCCTCTGGCGTTGTCACGCTGATATAGACATTGTCAACGCGTCCTGTGGCTTTTTGAAATCGAGCGACGAGGTCGGTGTAGGTATTTGTGCCGTCCGAAATCAAGGCGCTGCCAGCAACGTGAACCTCGTACCGGATAAGCGTGTAGCCATCTTCCGCGTAGACGGGCTTATGCTCATACGCCGAAATGTTGGTGTAGGGAAGCGTGTAGGTCGTTGATTCAAACGTGAACGAGACAAAGGTGCTTCCGTTACTTGGCATTAGATCCGCGCCCCCATCAGTCGTAGGTCGTTTAGGAAAGGTTTGTTGAGGTCAGACAGGGACATTTCCGCGTCTGCGCGGTCGGCTAACTTCTTTACGCCCTTGGAAATATTGATTGCCGCAGCGCCAAACTGAATAAGCCATGCGCCAAGCGTCATTCCGCCCACCCCAAATATCGCATGATTTTCAACTAAAGCCTGCCCGAATTTCATGGACATCGACCCGCCCGACTTGGCAGCTTCGTAGATAGCTTCAATGATTTCAGGAAGACGAACGACAATATTCTCAAGAATGTCGGCGACTGCCTTGGTAATTGGCTCAAGGAAGATAGCCCCAAGCGAAGCCGTAAACCCGCGAATCTCAAGCATGGCTCGCTCGACGCGTCCAGACTGCACCATCTGAGCGGCTATAAACGGACTTGTCACGGCGCTCATCCGCATCTTCTTCGCCATCATTTCCAATTCGTTTCCCATTTCCGCCAACTGAATTGCGGGGCTGTATTCACGGATGTCGTCCGCAAAGCCCATGATGAACGAATGCAAGCGCATCAAAGAGTCGTAGATGTATCGCGCTGCCTTGGCGACTTCGTCGAATGCCTTCTTGACAACACTAGCAACGAAACTAAGGGCGCTGGCTGCTGCTGACATGATGGCTTGAATGTTGATTCCGCCACCGCCACCGCTGCCGCCGCTCGCACCAGATGGCGCTCCGCCAGCAGACGACCCGCCGCCCTCGTTGATGTCGATGGTGATCTTGCCTAGGTCTTGCATTACTGAACCTCCCATGTCATTTCAAACGCGCACAGGAAAGTCTCGGTTCCACGCATCCAACCGACCGCCTCGTCTACCGCTTCGATCTGCCCGCCGCTACGCCATGTAAGCGGGATGGTCAGCCGACCGCCGAGCGTGTTCTGGATCAGGAGCGTGCGTAGCCCGTCGATGAATTGCTCAATTCCCTCATCCCCTGCAATGCGCTCGGTAGCCCGGTTGGTGTTGTCAAATAGGCCGCGCCACCAGACCGTAATTTGAATCGTTGACTCAAGCAGCCCAACGCCGCTACGAGGGTGCAGGGCAGCGTCTCCGCTCGGGACGATCTGTACCGCATACTGGGCAAGCATCTCGTCTCCGGGCTTCTCCGCCACATAGACGGCATCCCCGTAGCCGCTCGTAGACATCCAATTACGGATCTCGTCACGCAGCGCAAGCCAGATGCCCGCGTTACTTTGCACGGTCATTGGTTTGCCGCCTTGTTGTGTTCCATGCTCATGCGGACGCGGAAGGCAAGATCGTTGTCCCCGGTAGCGGTTCGGATCGTGTGTTCCGTCAGCTCGGGCGAACCAAACGCGATAGCAATACCCTGCGCGAGCATGAGGGCTTGCCGCGCTTCAATCATGGGGATGTTCTGCGCGAGTCCCATTGCTGTTAGTCCGTCAAAGTCTGAGGGGAGCCGTCCGTAGGTTGCCAAGAATTGGGCAACCCCCCTTGTTATTTTCCCGCCTGCTCAACCGCCTTACCCATGCGAGCAAAGACTGCGAAGAGGATCTCGTCCGACGCGTTAGCAGCTACTTCGGGCGAGCGTGCTACTTTTCGTAAGGCTGCTGCGACATCCGCGACTTGCGGTTGCCCGTCTTGCTTCCCGCTCAATGCGGCGAGCGCCTCGTTCCATTGGACTACCAACGCGCCGGACGGGATTTCTACGCGGAAGAGAAGCGGGTCGGTATCTGGGGTAAGGTCGATCATGTCAGGAAGTATAAGAGGCGGCGAGCAAATTGCTACCGTCTGGGATAGCGCGGAAGGTCAAACCCATACGCTGCTCGACGTTGCCGAATTGTGAGTGCGCGATTGCGTCACCCATCAAGTAGCAGCGCCCAAAGGTGTAGCCCGTCTTGCCTGCCGTCGCCGGGTCAATTTGAACCCCGAACGTACCGCTATCGCCAACCAAGAGGCGGCCAACGGTCGAGGTGTACGCCGCACCGCGCTGGCGCACCTGAAGGCTTGTCAATACCGACGCGTCCCACTTAACCAGCGTGACGGTAATCGTTGCGCTCGTGTTTTGTACCACCATCTCCTCTGGGGTCGCACCCGACGCAACGGTCTTGATCTCATGGATGTTGTCCGAGTAGGAGACTTGCGGGAGGCTGTCGTTGTCGGTCTGCCCGAGTTCGACGTAGCCAGATCCCACATTGACGAAGATTGACGTTGGGCCAGCGACGAATATTGCGGTTGCCATTACTTGAGTTTTCCTTTGAGGATCTTTGCTAGACCAATTTTGATCGTTTTGCCTATGGCACTAAATTCTACGGATGTCGGGACGAGGAACGGACGGGCGGGAACGTCTACGCCGCCCCACGCCATGACGTAATCCTTGCCTTGGGACAGGTTCTCGGTGTTGGGATTTGCCCCGGTCGCATGGGTGCGCTTGCCCTTGCGCGTCAGCGGGATGAAGTTCGGGCCGCTAGTTGAGAAGCCCTTCTCATGATAGATGCCGTAGATAGCGCCCGACATCGTCACGGAGAGGCGGGCGGGGCCAGTCTGCTCGGCTTTCGCCCCAATCGACCGCAGTAGGTTTCCGGTATCCCGGAGGGGCTGACCGCCGTTTCGGTAGGACTGCCCGGACATCTTGTACTCGGTCACCATGACGTTCTTCACAACGAACGAGCCGTCCTTCTTCTTGCGGCTAACCGCCTTAAGGACTTGACGCGTTGCGCTGGCTGTCTGCCCCTCCCGGGGCTTCTTGGTCGTCCAAAACTCGCCCGACATGGGTTTGAGCGCCGCGAGGGCAACCGTCTCCCCGTTCGGGCCGCGTCCTTCGCTTTTTGCAATGTGCTGCTTGGCGTAAGACGCAATAGCCGCCGCAATGCCGTTACGGATTGCATCGTTGGCAAGTGCCTTGCTGATTCTCTTGCGCCACGGCTCCACGTCAGTTCCCCGGCATCGTGTTCGGGAGGCGAGGGCGGAAGAATGCGCTAGTGCTTACGCCGTTGTACCAAGCGTTGGTCATCGTTGGCGTAGCTTGCACTTCGGGTAACCCGGCGCTTGCCGCCTTGGCGACCGTCCCGAATATCATCTTCCCGTCCCGGAGTGCTTCCAGCATCGAGTACGCCTGCTTGAGACGCTGCTCCACGGCTGGGGTGATCTTCATGGCGCGACGCTGAAAGAGCGCCTCGACTGCCAAGTCAACAACGAGCGTCATCAGCAGGGGGTCGTGAGCCGCTGAGAGCGTCGTCAAATCCAAATCGGTGTAGATGTTGCCTACCCGTGTGTACGCCTGCACGATCCCCGTAGCGCGTTCCAGCGCGTGCGTAGTCACCGGGTTGGAGCCGAGCATAGGGCTACCGAGG